GGCCGCATCGGGAGTCAGTCTTGCGAGGATATCTGCATATCTGGAGGATATGGGGATCCTTTCGCCAAAAGGCAAAAAAGTCTGGAGCAAAGAAACTCTGTGGAAGATTCTCAGCAATGAAAAATATAAAGGCTGTGTTAAGTTGCAAAAGACATTTGTAGATAATTATCTAGAGCATAAGCAGATTAAAAATAAAGGGCAATTAGATACCTATCAGATAATGGGTAACCATGAAGCTATCATTTGCCCCTATTGATAAGCAAATTGCCGGCCCCAATTTACTCAGAGAAAATCGTCTCCAATAAAATTGTTATCAAGTTTTATTACTTGGAGGAGTGGAGAGCCAATGTACCTGTCTTCATTATGCATCCGCAATTTTAGATGCTTTGATAATGCTGATCATGTGATTCCATTTAATCCTGGATTAACAGTATTAGTTGGAGAAAATGATTCAGGGAAGTCGGCCATTTTAGATGCAATCAGAATCGTTCTGGGGACAACTGATTATGGTTGGATTCGAATTGAGGCAAGCGACTTTTACAATGAGGATATCTCCCAGGAAATTACGATTCTCTGCAAATTTTTGGATTTGTCATCAGATGAGCAAGCCGCTTTTTTAGAATGTTTAACCTATGAAGACTCCGAAAACATAGTTGCTCCTCAACTCTATTTACAGTGGAAATGCAAATATTCATCATCATTTGATCCGCCTCGTCCAATTTCATCGTTGTCTTCTGGAAAAGGTGGAAATGGGCCTATTCCATCTCCCGCAGCCCGCGAGTTGCTTCGTATTACATATTTAAAGGCATTAAGAGATGCTTATAGTGATATGCAATCCGGAAAACATTCTCGTCTCTCACAGATTATACACAATATTCCTAAACTGACAGAGGGCGAGAATGAATACCAAGATAAAATGAATTTAGAAAAGCTCTCACTGGTTGGTATATCCAATTTATCAAACAGCTTGTTGGAAAAACATCCAGCACTTCAAGCGGTAAACAAAAATCTGACAGAGATTATGAATAACCAGATGCTTTTGAAGGGTGATTCTGTGCAAACTCGATTCGAGGTAGCTGGTTCTCATATCAACGATATCCAAAAGCTGATTTCTCTTTTGGAAAAATTAGATTTAGCCATAGACAAGACAGCCGGTACGATGCAAGGCAGAGTTGGTTTGGGAACAAGTAATATAATGAGTATGGCTTGTGAGTTACTTCTGCATAAAGAAGCAGAAAACGCTAAAAGATCCTCTTTCCTGCTAATTGAGGAACCAGAAGCTCATGTTCATGCACAAAGACAACTGAAGTTAATTCAGTCGTTGGAGGAAGGGGCAGAGACAAACCGACAGCAAATTATTCTTACAACCCACTCTCCTTTACTGGCATCCATAGTAAAATTAAAAAATATTGTAATGCTCAAACATGGAGAAGCATTTCCGATGGCCAATAAATACACAATGCTTTCTGAAGATGATTACAAATATTTGGAAAGATATCTCGATGCTACAAAGGCCAATTTATTTTTTGCACGAAGTGTTATCATCGTAGAAGGCCCTGGGGAGGCGTTACTACTCCCCACAATAGCAAAATTATTAAATCGGAGTTTTACGGATTTTGGAACATCCCTAGTTGATGTGCGAGGTGTTGGATTACGTCGCTATGCGAGGATTTTCCAGCGGACCGCCCCCAATGCTTTGTTAGGCGTTAGGGTTGCTTGTGTCACAGACCGTGATATTATGCCCAATTGTGCCCCCGCCATCTGCCTTGATGAAAAGTATATGGATTCAACTCAATGGCCAAAGAGGCGCAAATGGAGAGTTGAATCGGACTTTACTAATGAACAGGCTTTGAAACATGTTCAAGAACTAAAAGATCGAGCTGATGGGCAAGAGGTAAAAACATTTGTATCAGGACATTGGACATTAGAGTACGATTTAGCTTATTCTGGTTTGTCTGGTGAAACTATGGAGCAATCACTGATAACAGCCCTGGCGAAGATAAGTTCCCCAAAAGACTGGGAAGCAGAAAAAGATATCATTGTTGCTCAAATACGGCAACTACAGAGCAAGGAAGAAAAAGCCTCTTATTTCTATAGCTTTTTCACACAAGGAGGAATTTCCAAAGCGGAGTTTTCTCAAGAGCTTGCTCTTGAACTTGAAACTCGATTTATTGGAAAGGCAGCCGAGATAGAAGAAGCATTGCCATCATATTTGGTTGAGGCAATCAAGTATGTTACAGGGGAATAGCCATGGAAATTGACTGGTTCAAGCAAATAGAGATTACAGACGAGGACATTAACTGGGCTGAATTATTCTTAAAAAATGGAATTCATTTTGATGATACTCGAAGGATTGTCATTAAAAGCATGGATTCAATAGATATTCAAGCGTTCCCAGGCAGCGGCAAAACCACGGTCTTGGTTGCAAAACTCGCAATATTAGCAAAAAAGTGGCCCCATATCAATTTCGGAATCTGTGTATTGTCGCATACAAATGTTGCCCGTGAGGAAATCGAAGAAAAATTGGGGAATACAGATACAGGGAAAAGACTTTTAACTTATCCTCATTTTGTGGGAACATTTCAATCATTTTTTGATACGTTTGTAGCTCTTCCATGGCTTAGGTCTAAGGGTATCCAAATCAATGTAATCGATTCTGAAATGGTTCAAGAAAACCGATGGAACAGTTTACCGGTGGGGACAAGAACCTATCTGAAGCATCAAAACCAAGATATGCGGATTTGCTGCTACAAGAATAGCATTGGACAAATTAGCTGGAACAAAAAGGGCCAAACATATCAGTATATTCTTGAGGCAATCGAAAAATCTCATCAAAAAGGCAATTTTACTTTTGAAGAGATGTTGTTATATGCAAGCCAAGCTATGGATACATGTACTGCCATATCGGTCGGTTTGCAATATAGATTTCCTATTGTTTTTATTGATGAAGCGCAGGATACAAACGCGCTTCAATGGGAGTTGCTTCAAAAAGCGTTTCCTTATGATAGAAGCCAGACAATTCGCCAAGGTTTTGGAGATACAAATCAAGCAATCTACAATTATGTAGATGAGAAAGTTGAACATTCCGAATTTCCACGTCCTGAACCGCTGTTACTGTCTGAGAGTAGGCGTTTTGATAATCGGATTGCAGGTTTGGCCAATACTGTAGCACTTTCGGCAGCACAAATGGGCGGAACAGATAATACCTTCTCAGAAAAAAACTGCCACCATACTATTTTTCTATTTTCCAAAAATCGGGCACAGAAAATCATAGATGCATTCGGTCAACTCATTTTGGAGACTTTTTCTGATGATGAGCTATCGGAAAACGCAAAGTATGGGTGTCATGTTGTTGGAATGGTTCACGTTAGGAAGGGAGATACCCCGGAGAAGCATTTTCCAAAAGGGATTTATGATTATTGGCCAACGTATGATTCAAAACAATCTGACAAAACAAGAACTCCTCAGAAACTTATAGAATACTTTCGGAAAGGTTGGCATGAATTCCAAATAAGCAGTGAACGATTTGTCCAGATAGAATGGATTGGGAAAGGTATCCGCCGATTCATTAACAATGCAAAACGAGTAAATTTCATCCCTGCTACTCAAAATTCCTTTGCAGCAATTCTAAAGCAATTGCCAGATGACACAGATCAGAGATCTGTTCGGCAACTTTTTATGAAATTGGTCGATATTGATGTTTCGAGTAAAGAAAACTGGGAACAAGCCCAAGCAATTCTGGTTGATTTATTAGATGTATTTGATACAGGCCTAAATGATAATACGAAGAAATTTATGAAATGGATACCGGACTCCATCATTGATAACAAGGACAAAAACGAATTACCTATCTCTAATTGTTATATATTTCAGGATACACATACAAATCGTAAGGTCAGTTTGGAGTTTGGTAGCATTCATTCCGTCAAAGGACGAACACATCTTGCTACATTAGTTTTGGAAACCTATTCGAAAACACATAACATTAAAGCTATTCTAAAGTGGCTTTGTGGCCATCCTCCCAAATTGGTAGGGACACAGGCTAGCCGGTTAAAATGCCAATATGTGGCCATGACACGTGCAAGAGGTTTACTGTGTATTGCAATACCGATTGAATTTGTGGATGATTTGGCAAAGCAGGACTTACAAAAAGTTGGGTGGACTGTAAAAGTTATAGAGTGAATCATACAACCGACAGAAAAAGAGGTAAAATTTTATGAAATGGGAGCAGGTAGGCAAGCTAGAGTTAGAACAACTTTATTATGAAGAAAACTTACCAGATTCTTTAATTGCAGAACGATTTGGCATATCAAAAACCGAGGTAAGGAAAAAGCGAAAATTATATAATATCAGTATGCGGATGCATAGCATTGACAATGCCTTTTTAGAATACCCAAGATTGGCAGATACGCAGTTCCAGAAAGAAATTTCTGATTTGCTTTCACCAGAAGAATTATATACGCTGAATCAACGGGCAAAAGAACGCTTTATTCAGTCTGAGAACATAGATGCATTAGCAAAAGCATTGACACACTATATTTTTAGCCGCGGGCCAATGGAAAATATGCATGCAAATGGCCAGTTATCTCAAAAGGATATGAAAGTCTTAAATAAATACATGGTAGACCATTTGGCCTGGATACTAACTCGTGTATTTGAAGGTGATTGGATACGACTTGAATTACTTTTCAACAATTTTTCGCATAATGGGAATCAGTGGGATCCGGCAGATCCGCAACAGGTGGAAAATCCATAAACAATTTTATTGAGTGAAATATTCTGATGAATAGATAATCAGAGGCCATATTGAAAAATCATCTTGGCCTCTGATTTTCATGTTTTCCGAACGAACAAAAGAGTTGTGTTGTAACAAATAAGCCTCTGCATCTTTTTTCTCTACAGAAGGAATATCATAAATGAGTGGTACGCCAAGGACACCTCGAAGAAGATACGGGCGGTATTCCGCAATAAAGGTATGTCGGGCCAGCGGTTGGCAGTAAACGCCCCCTACGGCTATATAAAGGGCGAGGACGGGCATCTGTTGGTGGACGAGGAAACGGCTCCTGTGGTGGAGTTGATTTTCCAGTTATGTGTTGAGGGCAACGGCCCCGGCAAGATTGCCCGGATGCTGAAGGAGCGGGAAATCCCGACGCCTGGGACAATCACGTTTCAGCGCACGGGCCAGACAAGCCGCTACTTTCCGGACGACCCCTGCCGCTGGAACCCCGCCACCGTCCTGAGTATTTTGGGACAGGACGCCTATTTAGGCCGGACGACCAATTTCAAAACCACCAAGCTCTCCTATAAGAGCAAAAAGACGGTCATCAATTCGCCGGATAAATGGGCGGTATTTGAGGGCACCCATGAAGCGATTATCGACAAGGAGACATGGGAGATTGTGCAGAAAAGCCGGGAACACCGCCGCCGTCCAACCAAGATGGGAGAAATGGGGTTGTTCTCCGGGCTGGCCTATTGTGCCGACTGCGGCGCGAAGCTGTACCACCACCGCAGTATCACGTTGACGAAAGAGCAGGAGAGTTACATCTGCTCAAACTACCAGTCAAGAAAGAAATGTACTGCCCACTATATCCGGGCCGTGGTTTTAGAACAGCTTGTACTCCAAAATCTCCAACGTGTTGTTGCCTACGCCCAGGAGGACGAGAACGAGTTTGTGCGGCGCGTGATGGAGAACAAGACCGCCGTACAGAGGGCAGAGCAGGAGCAGGCCAAGCGCAAGCTGGAAAAGCAGGAGCGGCGAATCAGTGAGCTTGACCGTATCATTCAACAGCTCTATGAAGATCGTGTTTCGGGGGCGTTGAGCGCGGAGCGGTTTGCAAAGTTATCCGGGGGCTACGAGAAAGAGCAGGAGGAACTGAAGCAGTCCGCAAAGGAATTGCAGGCTATTGTAAACACGATTGAAACCCAGGCCGTCAATGTGCAGAGCTTTCTGAAGATTGTGCGGAAGTACACCGCGCCGACGGAGCTGACCCCGGCCCTGTTACGCGAGTTTGTGGAAAAGATCGTTGTCCACGCCCCGGACAAGTCCAGCGGCCATCGCACCCAGCGGATTGACGTGCATTACAATTTCATTGGCGAAATTGATTTTTCCCCGGAATACAGCCAGGTTAGCAGACAGACAACCGCATAACGCTACTGCATCATGCGGTTGCCTACCATATTCCTGAAATGTTCTTTATGCGTACTGTCCATTATGACGTCAACAAGTCTACAGTTAGCAGAACTATTCATGCAGGCATTGACAAAGCGTATCCATATCTGCGGTTTTGCTCTCCGTTATTTATAAAAGCGCCGCAGAAGCGTGGACATTTGCGGCAAGAAAAAAAGAGGGGAAAATCATGGAACGCAGACTGATTGACGTTAACGACCTGGGCAGATATGCCGTGGCCATCGATGGGCACAAATATATCCCGTGGGTGTCGCTGGCGGAGGTGCCAACGGCGGAAAAGGTGGAGTTCTATTTTGAGCGGATCAGCAGACGGGAGGAGGAAGCATGAATTTTACAATGCCCCCATCCTACCATAAGCCGGGGAAGAAGCTCATTCCATATCACTGCGGCACTTGCGGAAACAGAGCCTGCCGCAGAAAATGGCGGGTGGTGTGCTGGGTCAACTGCCGCAGCTGGAAGCCGGAAATTTTGCCGCTGGACAATCTGTTGGAGAAGGGAGATGAAAGCATATGAGCATAAAACCAGAAAACAAATTCCGCAAGGGAACTATTGCATGCATCCTGGTGGAAAAAGATTGGTCCGGTTTTACAATCCCGGAGATTGCAGAGAAACTGTTTACCGATCTGGATACAGTCCGAACTACCATATACTATGTCAAAAGGCGGTCCGGATACATTGTGCCATACAAGAAAAGGCAAAAGCGGAATGCTGTTGATTATCCAGACAGGGAGGCGCAGATATGGAGGATGTGTTCCCGGGGAGGCTGCGGAAGCTGAGGAAGCGGCAAAGACGAAAACAGTATGCTGTGGCTGAACTGTGTGGGCTTGATCGAAAAACATATGGACGGTACGAACGAGGAGAAAAAGAACCTAGTGTGGAATCGTTAGAGAAAATCGCTGATTATTTTGAGGTGTCAATGGACTACTTAAGGGGGAGGACCGATAATCCAACAATAAACAGATGATTTTTATCATCTTTCAAAATTTATCAAAAAAAGGACATATGTGTCCTCAAACCCGCCCCGCATGGTTGATAATGACCATGTGGGGCGGACTGCTCACCCGCCTTATGCTCCATTCCTCCCCTGCGGCCTGGGGGGCGGCGCTGCCGCCCCCGGGCTGTGGGAGATGTGCCGCGAAGCTCAGTTGGGAGCATTCCCACCAGTTCGAATCTGGTAAGCGGCGTTGCCGGAGCAAGCCTGCTCCGCCCGGAAGCCGGGCCATTCTGTCACTGGATAACAGACTATTTCATGCCGCCCACTTGGGCAATGGGCGCGACCGCAAGCCCTGCGGGATATGATTGGGTAAAATGACAAAGAAGGTGCAGCAGAGAAATGTTTATGATGCTCTACGGTGCGCTTGGCTGCTGCTCCTTGCTGCGCATTGTCACCCTGACCCCAGTGATGATACGCGGCGAAAACCTGACCCGCCCCGCGCCGAAAGTCGGGGGAAGCCGGGACGACCTGCGACTACCATTCTATACTTCCGGCTTTGAGTAGATATGCTGGAGTATTGGGTCAATGAAAAATTTGTATAAATTGGAAATACTCCCCGCCGTTTGAACGGGCGGCGGGGAGATATATGCAGGCTGACGGCGCATGAGCCGTGGCCTGCACCAAAACCGGGGCTAGGTTTCGCGGACCGAAAAGGGGATAGCCTTGCCCCTGCCCCGGATCAACATATAAGGCAAATGATTAAGAAAGGTTGTAATCGTATGAAAAGTGAACTGGCATTGATGAAGTCGGAAAAGTTCGGCGAAATCGAATGTGACTTCTATGGGGACGGGGAAGATTTCTGGATGACCCGAGAACAGATCGGGGCGGCGCTGGAATATAGCAACCCGCGAGACGCTATTGCAAAAATTCATCGGCGCAAGAGGGCTAGAATGGATAGATTTTCAGGGGTGGTCAAATTGTCCACCCCTGGCGGCGAACAGGAAGTTACAGTTTACAACCGCAAGGGCATCATGGAAATCTGCCGCCACAGCGACCAACCCAAAGCCGACGCTTTCATGGATTTCTGCTGGGAGGTCATGGACAGCCTTATGAGCGGAAAGGCCAAAATCGTATGCATGACGGAATATCAGCAAATCATGGCTCAGACCCGCGTTGAAAACGTGCGTATCCGTAAAGCCCAAATCCTGGAGCGTTTGGCGGCCCAGTACGACGGTACATACAAACAGGTACTCCAGGCCTACGCCACCAAGGAGCTGACAGGCGAGTTCCTTCTCCCTCTGCCGAAACTGGAGCGCAAGACCTATTCTGCCGCTGAAATCGGCGCAGAGCTTGGGATATCCGCCCACAAGGTAGGGACGCTGACCAACGCGAACGGCTTGAAAACCGATGAATACGGCAAGTGGTTTGTGGATAAGTCCGCCCATTCCAGCAAGGAAGTGCAGTCATTCAGATATTATGACAGCATTATTCCGGCTTTGCGGGAACTGCTATAAATCATTTGCGCGGGACCTGCGACAGTGCCAACATAGGCCATTAGCTCAACGGCAGAGCATCCGGCTTTTAACCGGAAGGCTCAGGGTTCGAGCCCCTGATGGCCTACTAGAATAAATACATATCCGCGCAACCGGGCGTATCACGTCTGGGAGCCCGTAACGGCAGGTCGTATTCGAGCCTGTGCGACGGATAGCGGCGATAATGATGACACTTTCCATAGGCCCATATATACAACCCCGTAGGGGTTGATATATTGGGCCGTATGGAAAGGCAGGGGGAGACGGATATATGGGCGGAGTAGTAGTCGGATACCTTTGTGGGCTCATAGTTTGGGTAATGGATTTCCTGCTTTTTGATGGCACTATAGCGAACGCAACAAAGAAGATGTTTTCCCCTGCTTTTGAGTCGATTGGCAGTTTGCTTTGGCGAAGCGAACCGCAAGACGCTGGCGCAGAACATTTCGTTGTTTCTGAGTATCTTGCACGGATTGAAAAAGCAAGCATCGAAATCTTGGAGAGCCGGAAACCAGTTGAGCAAATTGTAATTCTTTGGTGGGGACTTGACGGTGTGCGTCTAAATGAGGACGGAACAGCGGAATGGATAAGCCGAAAAAAACCGCCCCCTGTTCAACAGAATGTTTTTTACCAGCCGTGCCAAGCGGTAATTCTGCCGCCGCAATACGATATGTGCCAAAGCACACAGGCGCAAATCGCCGCTCTGATGGCGCAGAATATACAGCTGCAAGTTCAAGCGTGGCAAACTGAACAAAACAGGCAAGTGGTAAACGCACTGCAAAGCTATGTTGTGCAGTGGCCTGGATATTACGCGAGACTGACGGATTGCTGTTGCAATCAAATACGAGATAGATTTTGACTGAGAGGTGGGTGACGTGGCCGCAAGGCTGACGGATAAGCAGAAAAAACAGATCATAGCCGACTATGCGGTCAACCAGAGCTATAACGCCACTGCAAAGCTGCATGGCATTTCTCACCAAACGGTCAAGCGCGTTGTTACGAGAGACCCGGAGACGGCCAAAAAAGTACAGCAGAAAAAAGAACAAAACACCGCTGACATTCTGGACTACATGGAGAGCCAGCGGGACGATGTTTGCAAAGTCCTTGGAATCTGCCTGAGTGAGCTGAAGAAAGCCGAGCGGTACGAAAAGACGCCGCCCCAGCAGATTGCCACTACGATGGCGATTTTGATAGACAAGTACACCACATTCGGCGGCGGGCCGAAGGACGAAACTGCCGAGGACGGCCTGAGCCGCAGCCTGAGAGAATTGGGAGAGGAGTTGGAGAGCGATGAATGATTTATCGAAACCTTGCGAAATATACTGCAAAGACCCAATGGATTATATCCGAGTTGCCCTTGCTATTGAGACACTTTCATACCACAACAAAAATTACCTATGGACAGGTGATGATGGAGAGCGTAGTGAAATTATTCAGTCTCTACTTGTTGAGGCGTTAAGGCAAAAATGATTTCCGAAAAGCAAAAGAAAATCCTCGCCTTCCCATACTCCAAATACGATGCCCTGATCTGCGATGGCGCGATCCGTTCTGGGAAGACTACAATCATGATGGTGGCATTTGTGGACTGGGCCATGCGGGAGTTCAGCGGACAGCGGTTCGGCATCTGCGGCAAGACCGTGGGAAGCGCAACGGAGAATATTATCATCCCGTACATATCCATGACGCGGACAAAAAAGAAATACACAGCCAAGTGGCGGCGGTCCCAGAAGATTTTGGAAGTCCGCTGGGGCCGGAAGGTGAACTATTTTGAGGTTTTTGGCGGCAAGGATGAGAGCAGCTACGCGCTGATCCAGGGCCGAACGCTGGCCGGGGCGCTACTGGATGAAGTGGTGCTGATGCCGCAGAGCTTTGTCAACCAGGCGTTGGCCCGGTGCAGCGTAGAGGGAACACGATCGTGGTTCTCCTGCAACCCCGGCAACCCGAAGCACTGGTTTAAGCAGGAGTGGATTGACAAGCAAAAGGAACACAACGCCCTGCGCCTGCATTTTACCCTGGATGACAACCCAAGCCTGAGCGAGAAGAAAAAGGAACAGTATCGGAGGGACTTCACCGGCGTATTTTATGACCGGTATGTGCGCGGTTTGTGGGTGCCTGCTGAGGGCCTGATCTACCAGTACTTCGCCAATCACACCGATAAATTCCTGATCGACGATCCCATAAAGTGGTGCCAGGAGAACAATCAACGGTTTACCAGAATCATGGCTGGCGTGGACTTTGGCGGCACCAAATCGGCCACCACATTCGTTGCGGTTGGAATTACGAACAAGCTGACCGTGATTGCCTTGGACCAGGACTGGATGGACAGCAATTGCCTGGACCCGGACAAGCTCAACCGGCGCTTTGTGGCGTTCGTCCGGCGGGTGCTGGAGGTGTATGGAGCTTATGGGGAAATCCAGACCAGGGCGGATAATGAGGAATCGGTCCTCATACGCGGCATCCGGAACGCCGTGCAGCGGGAAAATCTGCGGTGCAGCGTCCACAACGCCCGGAAGATGGAGATCAACGACCGTATCAAGCTGACGCTGCTGCTGATGGCGCAGAAGCGGTTTTATGTGGCCCGGAAGTGCGAACACCTGATTGATGCCCTCCAGACCGCCGTCTATGACCCGAAGAAGTACGACGACACCCGGCTGGACGATGGAACGAGCGATATTGACAGCCTGGATGCGTTCGAATATTGCTTGGAACCCTGGTATCAGCAGCTTTTGCGGTACGGCGAGAAGCCATACCAGTCCATTTTGAGGAGGTGAGAGAGCAAATTGAACATCCTGGAAAAACTGAAAGAACGAGGCTATGACACTATTTCGCAGGAGTTCTACAGCCAGATCGACATTTGGAAGTCCTGGTATGACGGCAATGTCCGTGATTTCCACAACTACCGGGTGTTCAACGGACAGAAGTCAGTCCAGTGCCGCCGGTACACGCTGGGCATGGGGAAGAAGGTGGCAGAGGACTGGGCGAATCTCCTGATGAACGAGCGCGTGAAAATCACTCTGGACGGCGCGAAGGAGCAGGAATTTTTCGACTCCGTCTGCAAGGCCAACAACTTCGCTGTCAAGGTCAATGAGATGCAGGAGATGAAGGCAGGGCATGGCACGGCGGCATATGTTCCAAGAATCACCAATGTGCAGTATCGGGGATTCTTGGGGAAAATTGGCCGCATTTTTGGAATTGGAAAAACGGCTATAAAAATCGACTATGTTACCGCCCAGAACATTTTCCCGCTTTCTTGGGAGAACGGTCAAGTTATTGAATGCGCTTTTACCAGCAGCGCTACAATTAAAGGGAAAAAATATCTTTACTTACAAGTGCACAGAATCGGAGATGACGAGAACTATATCATTGAAAATTCCTTGTATCAAAATAATAATGGGAGCCTTTCGGAGGTTGATATCCGCAAAATCCCGAGGTTTGAGAAGGTGGCTCCCATTGTATATACCGGCTCCCCTTATCGACAGTTCGTCATTGACCGGCTGAACATCGCCAACAACTATGACAATACCCTCCCGATGGGTATCCCGGCCTTTGCCAACGCCATCGACCAGCTCAAGGGCGTGGATGTGGCCTATGACAGCTACATCAACGAGTTTGTGCTGGGGAAAAAGCGGGTGATGGTACTTCCACAGGCGACAAAGACACTGGAAGGGGAACCCGTCTTTGACCCAAATGATGTTACATATTACGTTCTTCCAGAGGACAATGCCGATCAGAATATGCTCCAACCCATCGATATGTCCCTGCGCACGGAAGAACACAACGCAGGCTTGCAGGATATGCTCAACGCCCTGTCCAGCCGCTGCGGGTTCGGCGAAAACCACTACCGCTTTGACAACGGAAGCATCGCCACGGCTACCCAGGTCATCAGCGAGAATTCCACCATGTTCCGAACCATCAAAAAGCATGAGATCATCCTGCAGGATGTGCTGGAGGAGCTGGCCCGCATGATTCTCAGGCTGGGGAATTCGGTGCTGCATATGGGGCTGAACGAGGATGTGAAAGTTACCATAGACTTCGATGACAGCATCATTGAGGACACCCGGACCGAACTCCAGGACATGCGGGCGGATGTTTCCGCCGGGCTGCTTCGCGGAGAACTGTATATCGCCAAAAAGTACGGTGTCAGCGAGGAAGAGGCCAGGAAGATGATGCCGGATATGGAGGATATGACGGAAGAGGGACAGGACGAGGTGGAGTAAATGCCGCGCTATCCGTTCAGCCCAGAGATATTGGACGCCCTGCCCGAGGAATTGGCGGAACTGTTCCGGGACCTGGAGCTGAAGCTGCTGGAGGAAATCTGCGCCCGGATCAAAATCGCTGACCAGCTCAACGAGGTCACGGTGCAGGACATCCGCGCCCTCCGCGCCCACAGTATTGACGTGGAGGACATCAAAAAGGCTATCCGCAATGCCACCGACACCGGCGGTGAGAAGCTGAACGCCCTCCTGGACGATGTAGTCAAGCGAAACCAGAAATACTACACAGAGATGATTGACCTGGCCAACGTGACCGCGCCGGAACGTCTGGTTGATGAATCAGACATTGCCGCCATCCGCCGCCAGACCTGGGGTGCATACAAGAACATTACCGGGTCTATGGGCTTCCTGACGGTACAGGGTGGGCGGCTGGTGATAAGCGAACCGGCAAAGGCCTATGAGCGGTTTCTGGACAACGCATTGATGCAGATACAGTCCGGCGCCATCAGCTACAACCAGGCGATTTCCGAACAGGTGAAGACGCTGGCGGACCGGGGGTTGTGCGTGGCGTTCGATAAGGACGGGAATCCCTTGAAAAACCGCGTGGCCTATGAGAGCGGGCACATAGACCATTTGGACGTGGCAGTCAGAAGGGCAGTCATGACCGGCGTGAACCAGCTTAACCAGAAGTACCGGGAACAGTCGATGGACTACCTGGAGACGGATTTGGTGGAGGTTACGGCCCACCTGGGGGCGCGGAACGTGGATGGTCCAAACGGGTGGGAGAACCACGCGAAATGGCAGGGGAAGGTCTATCGCTGGCGACGCGGCTGAACCCGTACAGAAAGTTGAGGGAAATATGAAGTCTATTAGCAAACTGCATGAGAAATGTGAGAAATGCCCGTATGTCGATGTCTGCGATGAAAAGCGAAAAGTTGCTTGCGGTATGTTGCCTCTCCCGGAAAGGATGTTTGATTCTGCATCTGCGGCTATGACAATGCCGATTGCAGCTGAAATTCTTGTAAAACACGATTATCGGGATATAAAAATCAGCCCAACCCAATCCATCACGATTGATTTGGAGGAAATGAAAAAAGACTTGGAGCGGAGAATTTACAAAGCGCTTGGTTGTCCCAGGCTTTGAGTTTGGAGCGTAAAAAAGGTGGTGATGGTATGGCAGAATACCCCGATTTTGTGAAAAAGTGCGGTTATGGTTTCGTGACCGGCATAGGCGGGGCGAACTGCCGATAGCGTCACTCCTATTGGCCGTACATAGAGGGCGTTAGCGAGCGAACTTACACCGATGACGAGCTGGAGGCCATGAAGCCCGAAAACCGGCCCAAAATCCAGTTTGAGGGCAGGGAGTATGACGATTACCAGGCCACGCAGATGCAGCGCGAGATCGAGCGCACCATCCGTAAGCTCAAGCGGCGCAAAGCAGCGTTTGAGGCGGCGGGTCTGGCTGTGGAAGCGCAGAATGCCAATATCCGCCTGCGCCGTTTGAATGAGAAATACCGGGCGTTCAGCAAGAAAGCTGGATTGCCGGAGCAGAGGGAAAGGATGAGGGTGTTATATAAGTGAAAGAAATTTGTGGATATTGTAAAAAGAACAGTGATTTTTGTAGCTATTTCCACAACATCCCAATTTGCGGTGAATGTTTAGACGATCTTTATTACAAACGAAACGCTTTCAAAGAAAAGGAGGCCACCACCATGCGCGTAACCTACAACGGCTTCACCGGGGAACTGGTGAAGTTGGAGAGAAAACCGCAACCCATGTTTGAAAGATATTTTTATGACCTCTCCATCTACGACAGCGAAAAGCAGGTTACCCATTCCTTCACCGGCGTCAAGCTGAAGGACGTGAGGTTTTCGGGCGGGGCGGTGACGTGCGGGGCGGTGACGTTCGGTGAGTAAACCGAAAATCAAATACGAGCTTCGCCCGGAACACATTCTGGCAATGGAGATTGTGATGAACCAATATGGCGACACTGTATCTGCAAAGCCCGGAAAGGACGGAGAGATCAAGATCATCCGCGACAGAAAAGAGCTTATCAAAATTGAGCCGGAAAAGGACGGCTCCGAAAGCTGAAAGGAGCTATATCATGAGCAAGAAATTGACAGTCACCATCAACAAAACGGAACTCCCAATCAAGGAGTACCGGGGCCAGAGGGTGGTTACCCTCAAGGAGATCGACGCTGTGCATGAGCGCCCAGAGGGCACGGCCCGCAAGCGGTTCAACGACAACAAGAAGCGTTTTATTGAGGGGATTGATTACTTCGTCCGAAATCCGGACGAAGCCATGAAGGAGTTTGGAATCACTGCCCCTAATGGATTGACTATCATCACGGAATCCGGTTATCTGATGCTGGTAAAATCCTTCACGGACGATCTTGCCTGGGCGGTCCAGCGGCAGTTGGTCAGCGTCTACTTCCGCTCCACGCTGGAGCAGCGCCGGGGAGCCACACAGGATACCACGAAAGCCGCACTGGCCGAGGCGAAGCTGAACAATAGTCGCGCCCGGCTGGCCTCCGAGTGGCGGAAACTGGCGGAGCTGAATCCCGTTCCGGAATACCGTCAGATTTGTGCACACTACGCCAGTGCTGCAATGGCGGGCCGGGATGCGCTTCCCCTGCCGGAGGTGCAGGAGTGTACATACACCGCTGAGGAAGTGGGCCGGATGCTGGGGGTCAGCGGGAATAAAATCGGGCGCATCGCCAACGAGAACGATCTGAAGACTCCAGAGTACGGCGTGGAGGTCTGGGACAAGTCCCGATACAGCGCAAAGCAGGTCCCAGCTTGGAGGTACAACGAAAAGGGCGTTGCCCGCCTCCGGGAGATTCTTGGGAGCAATTGAACATCGAGACCCAGCGGTAAACGGTCCGCTGGAAGGGCTAAAAGGTGCCAACTATCGAGGATTCCTCGGTGGCTGGCACCTTTTTCTTGGTTAAACCAAACTTTTTGAGGAGATTGAAATGGAAAACGAGTGCAAAGTTGATATTTCTGCGCATTTGAGGGCAGAAAAAGATGAACTCAAGCACGCTTATGAAAAGAAAGCCATAGAACTTGAACAAGCGGAAAAGGTCATTGACGAATTGAAAGATAAAATCAAATTCATGCAAGGGCAAATTGACGCCTACCGTGATTGCCTGAATTGCAGACGGTAAAACCCGCAAAGCACAGCGGTTTTTATACAACACAGCCGCGAGGCGCTAAATCAGGGTCGCCGGACCGTAAACGAGAAGGAGAAACATTATGAAGCTGAGACACATCGGACTGCAATTTTTTGCTGAGGGCGATCCCGCCCTTGCACCGAACCCGGCCCCCGCGCCGGAGACTCCCTCTGAGAAAACCTTCACTCAGGCGGAGGTGGATTCTGCTGTCGGTAAGGCGATTGCACGAATTAAGAAGGGCATTCCCGGAGAGGAAGAGCTGACGGCCTTCCGGGCGTGGAAAGAGAGCCAGCAGACGGAAAAAGAGAAGTGGGACACGCTGACAAAGGAGCGTGACGAGAGCCGCGCCAGCCTGGCGGAGGCCCGTGCGAAGGTGGAGCAGTTCGAGCGGGAAAAGTTCCTGCTGGGAAAGGGCGTTCCTGCCGAGGATGTGGACTATTACGCATTCAAGATCGGAAAGCAGGTCACCGATACCGTGGACTTCCAGAAAGCGGCGGAGATTTATCTGAAGGATAACCCGCCTGCCGGTACGGTGACGGTGGATCTCTCCGCTCCCCTGGGCGGCGGACGGCATCAGAAAACAGAAAGCGAAATGATGAACAGCCTTATTCGTGGGGCAAGAAAGTGAGGTACATACTATGGCAACTATGACCGCAAGAGAAAACCTTGCCGGTTTGATCCCGGAACCGGTAACTCAGGAAATCATCAAGGGCGCTATCCAGCAATCCGCTGTACTGCGTATGGGGCGGCGCTTGCCCAACATGACCAGCAAGACACAGTCTATGAATGTCTTGGATGCCCTGCCGATGGCATATTGGGTCAATGGAGACAATGGATTCAAGAATTTGTCCAGCACTGCATGGGGAAACAAGAAGATTATTGCGGAGGAAATCGCGGTCATCCTGCCTATTCCGGAGGCGGTGCTGGATGATTCCAACTATGACATCTGGGGAGAGAACAAGCCGCTTCTGAATCAGGCGTTTGGTCAGAAAATTGACAGCGCTATCCTGTTCGGGACGGACAAGCCACAAGGGTTCCGAAAATCTGTCTTTGAGACTGCCACGGATGCTGGTAACGTTGTTACCGCTACCGGGGACGTATTCGGCGACATCATGGGAGAGGACGGCGTAATTGCGAAGGTTGAGGAGAGCGGATTTCTGCCAACCGGCGCTATGGCGGCTGTCAGAACAAAGGCAAAGCTGCGCGGTGTAGTAGATACCACAGGCCAGCCTATCTTCAAGACGGACATGCAGAGCCCCACACGGTATGTCCTGGACGGCTTCTCTGTAGATTTCCCCACCAATGGCGCGTTTGAGCATAACAAGGCGCTGATGATCGTGGGCGACTTCTCCCAGTTGGTATTTGCCATCCGGCAGGATATCACTTTCAAGATTCTGACCGAGGCCACCCTGGTCAATCCCACCACGAAAGAAATCCTGTATGCCCTCGCTCAGCAGGATATGGTGGCCCTCCGCGCCGTGATGCGCCTGGGCTGGGAGATTCCCAACCCCATCAACGCCTATCAGCCCGACAATGATAAGCGCTGCCCCTTCGCTGTCTACGCCCCCGCCGCTACGTCCGGCGCAAGCGTGGAGCCTGCCAGAGCCGCCGCGAAGGCCGCTTCGAAGTAAGGAGGCCTCCGTGGTTTATGCCGACTACGATTTCTACTGCAATGAATATTTCGGCAAGGCCATCCCCTCTGAGGAGTACCAGCGCCTTGCCCTGCGCGGAAGCCAATATATCGACTACATCACGCAGGGCAGGGCGGAGGCCCGCGCGGACCTGGAGGCCGTGAAAATGTGCTGCTGCGCACTGGCGGAACAGTATCAGACGATCGAGGCGGCACAGGCTTTGGCGCAGAAGGGCCTTGTTGCCGGGGCCTGGGACGGCGGGGAGGTGCAGAGCGAGACGGTTGGTTCCTGGTCCAGGTCCTACCGCTCCGGCGGAGACAGCGCACAGTCTGCGGTCCAGGCGGCGGATGCGGCCCGGTCCGTCCTGCTGGATACCGCCCGGCGGTATCTGACAAATACCGGGCTTCTGTATCGGGGAGGGAGGCGCTGCCGGTGAGCATGTTCCCCCACACCATCACCCTGTACAACGTCTCCGTGGAGACCGATAAGGATACCTACAAGAGCACAACGGTAAACCACATCACCATCCTGCGCGGGGTCCTCCTGGACGCTTCCAAGGCGGTCAACGTGCGGGAGAGCGGGCTTGAGGGAGCGGATGCGGTTGACCTGTATATCCCGTTCAATGTGGAGGCTGTGGACGGCCTGACCGGAGAGCCAAAGAGGTATATGCCCTCCATTGAATTCTGGCGCACAGAGGACCGGAGCGAATACTGGACCCTTGCGATTACCGTAAAAGCGCCCAATCTGGACGGGTACACCTTTTTTATAAAGGGGGTTGCCCTGCCGCCGGAAACCGACGACGAGGGAAGGCCGATCAAACCGGAAATGGTTGCCAGCGTCGTGGAGGGCATGTACGACCACGTCTACAACATCACAAAGGTGGATGAAAAGGATTTCGGCAGTCTCAAGCACTGGGAAGTGGGTGGGGTGTGAGATGGCATTTGTAAAATTCTCTGTTGATTCCAAGCGATTCAAAAAGGATATGGAAAGAGTTGACAAAAGGGTCCGCTTTGCAGGGAGCGGGGCAAAACACGCTCTCGCTGTTCAGATGGCAAAGGATACGGAACCATATGTCCCGGCTTTGACAAAATCCTTGGCGAACAGAACTCAGGTCAACGATGATACCATTATCTATCCTGGACCATACGCAAGATTTTTGTACTATGGGAAATTGATGATAGACCCAAAGACAAGAAGTCCATGGGCGGCCAAAGGCGCAACCAAAATTGTGACTGGTACAGACCTGAATATCAGTCAGGCGGTTCATGGTAAAGCGCAATCCCACTGGTTTGAGGCGTCAAAGGCTCAAAACCTGGAGAAATGGAGATGTGTTGCAGGGAGGGTGATGCAGAATGAATTCAGAAAGTAAACCGGTCGAATTCGTTTCAGCCAAAGAAGAGGACGGCGTATCAAGAAAACTTCTGGCATGGCTGAATACATTCCCGGATATCCCGCCATACATCCACCTGGATATGATTGACTACGAATTTATGGGCGCGGATGTCCCTGGGATGTCTCTTTCTACCATTCAGAGCACATATATCCTGGAGCGGTTCATACACGGTCCATATATCGCGGATTATCAGTTCAAGATTATTTACCGCTGTGCGCCGTCAACTCCGGACAGCCGTCTGAGCGCGGATGAAATGCTGGACCGTTTGGGGGATTGGGCCTCCGGAGAAAAGCCGGATATTGGGGAGGGGCTTGAAGTTCAAGAGCTGGAGCAAACAACAAGAGCGTCCCTGTTCGCCAGGATGAATGGCGGCTGGGAGGACCACCAAATATTCATGCGGATGACTTATATGGTCGATCCGGGAAAGTGAGGAAATTATGGCAGAGAAAAGAAGCGCATTCAAAATGTTTATGAACACGACCCCCGGCGGCGAGGCCGGAACCTACAGTATCATTGGCCCCGGCGTGACGGACCTCTCCATCTCATACAATCCGCAGACCAGCACGGAGCAGTACATCCACGAGGACACTGCCACCACGGAGATGACCGGCTACCAGCCCAATGCCCCCGTTACTGCGCAGGCTGTCAAGGAAGATCCCACATTTGAGTTTGTCAACCAGATGCGGAAGGACCTTCCGATTGGAAGCGATGCGCATACGGATGTGATCCTGGTGGATGTTTTCGGCAAGCAGTCCAGCGGAGCTTATGAGGCAACAAAGCAGCCGGTATCAATCCAGATCGACAGCTATGGAGGCTCGGCGTCTGATCCGCTTTCTATCGGGTACACGATCAACTGGCGCGGCAGCGGAACGCAGGGATCCTTCGATCCGGACACCAAAACATTTACGGAAGGAGGGGTGTAAAAAATGGCCGGTATTCGTGTCAATACGGGGATAAAGCGCATTGAGGTCAATGACGACGGCGATTACATCACAATAAGCCTGAATGACAACGATTTTCTGGACCGGTTCTTCGCTCTGTATGAGAATATCCAGCGGATGGCGGAAGAATCCAACCAGAAAGGAATGGCTATTCAGGAGAAGTACAAAGCGGATGATGACAAGGGCGGATTCCTGAAAGAGACCTTTTCCCTGTATAAGGAGTGCGGTAAGGACATGATGTCTGAAGTGGACAAGCTTTTCGGGGGTGGAACCTGCAAAAAGGTGTTCGGGGATATCACGCCCACGTTTGACCTCTATCTGGACTTTTTCGAACAGCTTACCCCCTTCCTGCACGAGTTTGCAGCGGAAAAGACAAGGCGCATGAGTAAGTACAGCGCAGACAGGATGGGCAATGTATAACGCAATGCTGGACCGTCTGCCGGAGGATTATAACGGATGGCTGATCCGTACAGATTATCGGATCGGAGTACAGATACAACTCTGCCTGTCCGACCCGGAGCTGTCCGACAGCGAAAAAACAGGGACGGCCCTGTTTCTGCTTTACGGAAATGGCGTTCCGGACTTTCAGACGGCTATGGAAGGTCTTTCCTGGTTCATGTCCGGCGGAAATCCGATTGAGCTTGACAGCGAGGAGAATGACGCGCCAGCATATTCATTTGACTTTGACTCTGGAAGGATTGTGTCCGCATTTCGTAAGACGTTTGGAATTGATATCAGCAGGGGGCGGCTCCATTGGTTCGAGTTCCTTGCCATGCTGGGAGACCTGGGCGGAACAGCTTTCACAAGCGTGATTGACATACGGACGACCAGTGAAACCGATGTGGACAAGAAACGGCGTGCGGAATTTGTGCGCATGAAGCGCCGGTTTGCGCTTCCGAGCCAGTACACGCCGGAGGAGCAGGACGCTATCGACGAGTTTATGGCGAGACTGTAAAGCGCCCTGCATTGCACCTTGAAAACTTCATAGAGATAGCGGAAATTTTGAACATTTTATGAATTGTTTTCACCTGTTGCACCCTTTACTGCAACATTTTTGATTCAACGTGCAATAAGTGAAGGCAACACATTACGGTTGCACGCCGGGGCTAGGTTTCGCGGACCGAAAAGCGGAAAGCCTTGCCGCCTGCCCTGGCTCAACATATAAGGCAATGATTAAGAAAGGTTGTAATCGTATGAACAATTCTTTGCAAAAAGTAAGCAATTCCATGTTTGGAACTATCGTGTGCGACTACTACAGTGATGGGAGCGGCGAGTTCTTTATGACCCGCCAGCAGATTGGGCAGGCGTTAGGATACGCGGATCCTCAAAAGGCAATCGACAACATTCACAACACACATAAAGAGCGTATGGGTAAATTTTCAGTTACCCTCAAATTGAGGGGTACTGATGGAAAGATGTATGATACATGCCTTTATTCTGCGAAAGGCGTATACGAAATCTGCCGTTGGAGCCGTCAACCGCTGGCTGACCAGTTTTACGACCACGTTTACGATATTCTGGAAGGATTACGTCTTGGCTATTTGAAACTGTCCTATGAGCGGCAGACTACAGCTTGGCAGACGGCCCGCATTGAGGGCAAAAAGGCGCGGCGGCTGGAGACGGACGAAATCAAACTCTTTGTGGAGTACGCCGAGGCCAACGGAAGTAAAAACGCGAGAAAGTACTACCAGCACTTCACTGACCTGGCCCATTCCGCCGTTGGCATTACCTCTGGAGCGAGAGACAACAGCACCACCGGCCAACTCCTGGACCTGCGGACGGTCGAGCGCGTCATCAGCAGAGCGATTGTTCATGAGATCGGCAATCATACTGAGTACCATCAGGCGTTTCAGAATGTCAAGGTGAAAGTGCTCCAGGTGGCAGCACTTGCCCTGGACAGCGGACTCTCACTGACAGCATAAGAAAATCCGCTCAATTCTGAGCGGATTTTATCATCCTTCCCGGTATGCCCCTACCATACATCTCCACACATAAAAAGAAGGTGAAAAAATGGCAGAAAAACCAGATATACTCATTTCTCAGGCGATTTTTCAGGCTCTTGAGAATCAGCGCCGCCGCGAATCACCGTCAATTTTGGACATGTCGAAATACTTTCCGGCGGCTCAAGTACGCCAGTCTCGTAAAGAATAGTGAGCGCCATTTGCACAGAAAGCCTTGTTGATACATGTACTGCATTAAAAACAGCCCGACTGAGCGTCTTTTCCCAACCGTCCGCCCAATCCAGACCTTCAGCAAGTCCTTTTGTCACATAGTCCTGATTTTCCTGAAAAGCGGACAAAACTGCATTTTCAACAACTTGACTTATTTTTTCGTGGTCCATTGTTTGGCCCTCCAATTTTTATTTTATGGGTTCCATGCTGCGGGTCATCCGCTGGATTGCATCCCTATCCCAGAGAATCACCCCCACCGCACCGGCTGCTTCCACCGCGCCGGTCGTGAAGTAGTTGTTGGTCATGATAGACTATTTGTTTGCAACGAAAATAAATTCTTTGTTGCTCCAGAAATCAGGCGTGAAATGCACTTCGATTTCTTTCCAATCATCAGGTACCTCATAACCAATGACGCCGTTCATTTTCTTCCCGGGAGCAACAGAGCCGTCAAGTTGATTTTTATCCGATGCTAGTTCCGCGGTAAGGCTCATTGATGTCGAATAATCGTCAACATACGCATCAAAACACATAATAGAACTTACAGAAATGTCCTTAGAAGAGTTATTTTCAATCTCAAATTCACACAGTACGAAAACATTCCCTTCTTCTGGATTCATGTAATTTGCTCCAGTGTTTTCTGACACATCAAGAAGTGTAACAACAATATCGTTCATGCTTGCCATTTCACCAACGCCGAAAGTTGTTTTCTCATGTGATTGCTTCACTTCTGGTTCGCTCTGATCTTGCTTTGGTTCCACGTCACCAACCTTTTTTGGGGTATCATCAGATCCACCGCCAAAAGCCGCTACAAAAATGAACAGGCCAACAACAAAAAAAAGCACGCCCAACCAGATTCGACGCTTCTGCCTGCATCCGCATTTTGGGCAAACCTTTGCTTTCTTCGAGATTTCGTTACCGCATACTTTGCACTTTACCATGTTAGAGTTCATTTGTGATTCCTCCAATTTATAAATTTATTCCGACTTTTTGAGCCAACTGTTTCAGCCTAATGTAACCTGCACTGTTGCTCTTCTTCATCCTCCTGAATGCTCCAAAAGATTTCGGAACATCATTTGGAAGTACAGAAACAAGCTTTTCGTAAATCTTTCGATCCTGTTCTTTTTCTCGTTCTTCTTCAAATTGCCTTTTTAACTCTTGGTAATCATTTTTCTGTTTTGCGGTCCTATCATCAACAAATGGACGATTGCTATACTTTATTGGATTTTTCGCCGAAAAAGATGGCTCAGAAGTTCCCCAAAAGTAAGGATGCAAACTCAAGCCACAGCAATCGCTGTCAAAATCGCCCGGAATTTTGGGGAATCTTTTATCTCTCCCAGATAAACTGTAGATTCTTCTCCGATACATAGCGCATTTTGGGCAACACGCCGCAATATCAGAAGATTCAACTAAATCTGTCCCTAGATTTTTTGGATTCCCGAAAATTAAAAGCTTTCCACTCTTTTAATATGAAGTGATTTGCGGCTTAAAAAGATTTGTAAGAAACCCCATATCCCCACCTCCTTCTACAAAATACCACAATGTTTACAATTTGTCCATAGTGTACGTAAAAAATTTTGAAATACCCCTTGACTTATGTACGTAATAATGTTAATATACTTACGTACAAAAAAAGGAGGTGAATACGTGTCACCAAGAACAGGACGGCCCACGAAAGACCCCAAAAACCTGCGGCTAGAATTGCGATTGTCTGATTCCGATGCAGAAAAACTTGATTTTTGCTGCAAAACTCTTGGTATGACAAAAGCAGAGGTTATTCGTCAGGGAATAGATAAGGTCTACCAGATGGCAAAAGAACAAAAATAGAGCGCTGGCGGCCCTGACAAGCTACACCAGCACTCTACATCACCCAGAGGTTTCCCGCTAGGTAAATCTATCATACCACGCCGGGGACCTCCAATCAAGAAAAATTTGTGGAGGTTTTGAAAATGAGCGAAATTGAGAAGATGCAGAGGTACATCCAGCGGACGAAGCTGAACGACAACGACAGATTCTATCTGGACATGCGGGAAGCTTTTGAGCTTGCGATGCAGGCGCGAAACTCCAAAGACTTTCCGTTGGAAGTTATCAATCTGGCGTTCAAGTATGGCAAGGCCAAAGGCTACCGGGCCGCGAAAGCAGAGGGGAGGGCGCAGGCATGACAGTGAAGGAAATGCTCTCCCTGCTGGAGGAGCCGAAGGAGGTCAATCTGAGCTGGAACGGCGATTTGGTTTACTTCAACTTCCGGAACAGGATTGAGGTTGATGTATGGGGTGATTTCCTGGTTGATCATATTGTCGCCATGAAGGAAGCGGTGTTCGAGCTGGTCCTGAAAGTGGATGCCCGCCCCATCAAGAAAGGGGTGTCGGTATGACTGAGCTTCGATCATTTAATAATCCAGAGTTTGGGACCATCCGAACTATTGTCGAAGATGGCAAAACATTATTTTGCGGAAGAGATGTTGCTACGATTCTTGGATACGCCAAGCCGCAAAACGCAATTGCCAAGCGGTGCAAGGGTGCCCTAAAACGGGGCACCCCCACTCCGAGCGGTATTCAAGAAATGCTGTTCATACCCGAATCCGACCTTTACCGTTTAGCATTCGGCTCGACGCTTCCAACCGCTGAAAAGTTTACCGATTGGGTAGTGGAGGAGGTTCTTCCTTCCATACGACAGACGGGCGGATATATGCAACCGGGTTTTCCACGCCCCTCGCTCCCAGACGGCGTGACGTTCAGCAGCGCGGTAGGGTTCATGCGGCTGACGCGCCGGGTGATGCTGGACATGGGAGCAAGCCCGTTTGACGTAGGCATGATGATCAAGCAGACCTGCGAAGCAATCAGTTTCCCGGTTCCACCCGCGCTGACCAAGCAGATTCAGGGCCAGATCGATTTGTTTGGCAGGCCCGGACTGGAGGCGGCGCAATGAAGATCCATTTTAAGAAGGACGGCACCGCGTTCGAGTACGAGACGCGCCAAATGCCGGAGCACCGTTTCAAGGCTCTGTGCCTGCTGGCTGCGGCGGTCCTGTATATCGGCCTTGTGTGGGTTGTAGCTACGTTGTGCGGTTTCTGGGGTATGCTGTGGTTGTTTGGCTTTACCGCGATCGTCATGATCGTATTTACCGTGGGTAACTGCGTTTAGTACGCAAAACTGAATCCATCAAAATTCCCGCTATCTCTATGAGGTGGCGGGAATTTTATTTTTGAACAGGAGATTTTGAATATGGCAAAAGAACAAGGAAACGAGCTTACATCTGCTTTGCTTAAATTTGTTAAGAGGGCGGCATCAACAGAAGCAACCGCCGAAGAGGTAGAAGCTCTACCGGCGGTTGCAAGAGTCCTTATGGAATTACACGAAAGGGTTTAGCTGCTAGTTTCTCTGGAAAGCTCAAGCCACCAGAAATTTTGAAAAGGGGGTTTTGAATATGAAAGGTACTCACAACGTTCAAATCAAATCAGTGGGTAATACAGGCGCGAGGGTAATTCTTGATGGTGTGGACATTTCCCAATATTGCTATAGCTATGTTCTTAAACACTATCCGACGGAGCGCCCACATCTCTCCTTGGAACTTGATAGGGAGATAAAAGCAATTGAACTCAATGGGATAACTGTCGATGCAAACCTTTCCGCTGTACCCACTTGCGAGTTGCTGCAGGAGCTTTCTTCCCGCGAGGGGGTGGAAACAACAACAGCAGAGCCGTACAAAGACGTGCAGGTCAGAGTAAACGGCCCCGCTGTTGTGCTGGTGGTCAATGATTAGCCAATCCGATGATATTCAAATGAATTTTTGATATATGCCTTATGGTATGTGCCTTTTGAATTGGCAGACATCAGACCGTTATATACGCTTTTGGGTACAGAGCTATAGGTATATGTTCCTCCATGCCGGAAACTGATATATAACGTTGCAGTAGATTCATCATATCCAACAGCAGAAAGATTTGATGAATTGACTGGAATCATGTTCGGCATTTCTCTCACCTCCTTTCGCCAGCATTGTACCATTTTGCTGCGGTGCTGACAACAAGGAGGCTGAGGCGGCGGAAATTTTTTATGCGGAAAGGTGGTGGTCCACACGGCGTTTGGATTTGACGGCTCAGTCCGCATCAAGGCAGACTTGAACCATTCCAACTTTGACCAGGGCTTGTCTGTCATGACAGGAAAGGTTCAAAGTTTCGGTAAAATGCTGAACAAACTGGTCAGTGTCATAGGGATTGCATTTGGAACGGCGGCGCTTGTTAACTTTGGAAAGGAAGCGGTAAAAGCTGCTTCCGCGCTAAATGATGCCTGGATGGGCCTGGAAAGCATCGTAGCAGGACAGGGAAAGAGCTTCAGCAAGGCCAAGTCTTTTATCAACGACTATATTTCTGACGGACTTGTACCGTTGGAAAATGCTGTCACAGCCTACAAGAACCTTGCGGCCCGTGGATACGATACTGAGCAGATTGAGAAAACGCTTACCGCTTTAAAGGACGCGGCGGCGTTTGGGCGTCAGTCAAGCTATTCCCTTGGAGACGCGGTGTCATCCGCCACGGAAGGTCTGAAGAACGAAAACAGTATTCTGGTTGACAATGCGGGCGTTACCAAAAACGTGGCGAAGATGTGGGACGATTATGCCAGGAGCATCGGCACCACAGCCAACAATCTGACACAGGAGCAGAAAATCCAGGCGGAGGTCAACGGCATCCTGGAGGAGACACGCTTTCAGACCGGAGACGCGGCCAAGCTGGTCAATACATATTCTGGACAGATTGCCATGCTGTCCTACAACTTCCAGCAATTCAAGGTTGCGGTGGGCAATGCCCTCATCCCGATTGCACAAGCTGTCCTGCCTGGAATCAACGCCATTATCTCAGCCCTGACAAAACTGGCGAACGTGTTTGCAAAAGTGACCGCGATGCTGTTTGGGAAGTCCACGCAGGTCAAAACCAATACAGGCGTCGAGTCCTCTGCAATCGGCGCTGCGGACGCGACGGACAAGCTGACGGAGTCCACAGAGGAAGCAGGGGAGGCGTCCAAACAGGCCGCAAAGGATATGAAGGGCGTCCAGGCCGGGTTTGACGAGCTGAACATCCTGGCCGGGAAAGCTGCCTCCAGTATGGATGATGCATCTGGCAGTCTTGATCTTAGTGGAACGGATGTTGAACTTCCAGAGGTGGATACGGAGGGGGAGATATTCAGTGATGTGACCATCTCTCCGAAACTCATGGAAGATATCGAGGCGTTGCGCGATGCTCTGGAGCGGATTTGGGATGTATTCAAACAGTCCTGGGAGATTAATGGGCCGGAAGTTACAGAGGCGGCAAAGCGGGCTTTAGAGTCCATCTATGAACTGCTCAAAGCAATTGGACGGGCTTTTACTGAGGCGTGGACAGGCGGAGCCGGTCTGGAGTTCTTAAACGCTGTTTGGGAATTCCTTACAATGATCTTAAACCTCGTTGCAGACATTGCGGACGCACTGAAAACCGCGTTTGATAATGTAGGAGAAGAATTTTTTGAGTCATTCCTGTTCGTATTTACAGAGATACTAAAGCTGATTACCAGCATTGGAGAGGCGTTTCGGGAAGCCTGGAACGATGGTTCCGGCGTGGAGATTTGTGAGACAATTTTGCGGATCTTTACAGACATCAATAACATCATCGGAACTGTCGCAATGAAGATCCGAGAGGCGTGGGAAGCCAATGGAAATGGTGTGGCAATATGGAACGCCGTTTTGGATATCGTTCAAACCGTTCTCAGTTTTATCGAACGCCTTACATCATCAACACTGGAGTGGGCGAATGGGCTTAATTTTGAGCCGCTTATATCCGCATTCAGAGGACTTCTGGAAGTGATTGATCCACTTGTAGAAGTTATCACAGATGGGCTTGCGTACGCATATGAAAATGTCCTTCTTCCATTTGGAAAGTGGGTAGTGGAGGAGCTTGCGCCTGCTGGGATCGAACTGGTCACAGGAGCAATTGAGGTGTTAACCGCTGTTCTGGAGGCCCTGGAGCCTATGGCGGAATGGTTATGGGAAAACTTTTTGCAACCGATTGCCGAATGGACAGGAGGCGTGATTGTGGATGTTCTGAAAGCAATTGCTGATGGACTGAGTGACATTGCTGCTGTCATCAACGGGGAACTGTCATTAACTGATTTCATCGCGCAGCTGACCCCGCTGCAAACGATACTTCTTGGGATTGCCTCTGCGTTCGTAGCGGTAAAGACCGCGACAACTGGTATTGCGCTGGCAAAAACGATTCAGGAAATTGTAACGCACATAATGAATCTGGATATGTTGGATGCACCTGGAATTATTGGAAAACTTGCTCAGGTATTCACAATTGCCGGATCCTCTGCCTACACATTTTCCGATGCTGTTCAAATGGTGTTTGGGCCTGGTTCTATAATCGCTGGAATTGCTATGATTATTGGCGGCGCTGTAACCGCTATTTCCAATTTTATTGCAATGCTAAAAAATGGCTTTAGCTGGGCGCAGGAAGCGCTTATGCTTCTCGGTATTGCCATTACAGCAATAGGAGCCATTATTCTTGGCGCACCAGCTGCTATTGCCGGTGTTGTCGCTGCGATCGTTGCGGTTGTCGCAAACTTGGTAATTGCTGTTTCAGGTCATTGGGATGAGATCAAGCAAGCGTTCATTGATGCCTGGAACGCCATACAAGAAGCCTGGAGCGCAGCCTGTGAATGGTTTGATGAACATGTCATCCAGCCCATTGCGGAGTTCTTCTCTGACTTGTGGGAGACAATAACAGAGGCGGCATCCAATGCGTGGGACAATATACAAACGGTATGGGATGCTGTCTCCGGATGGTTCGATGAAAATGTCATCCAGCCTGTAGTCGGATTTTTTACAGACCTGTGGGAAAACGTCACACAGCTTGCCTCCGATGCCTGGGACGGTATCGTTGCGATTTGGGAATCTGTATCCAACTGGTTCAATGAGAATATTATCGAACCATTGAAGACGTTTTTCTCCGAAATGTGGGATAACATCAAGCAGTGGGCCTCTGACACATGGGACGGGATTGTTTCCGTTTGGGAAGCGGTGTCTGGCTGGTTCAATGAAAAGATCATTACACCCGTAAGCAAGTTCTTCAGTGACATGTGGGAAAAGATCAGGACAGGCGCAAGCGACCTTTGGGATAAAATCAAGGGCGTATGGCAGTCGGCCTCCAACTGGTTCGAGGAACATGTTACAAAGCCGATTGGGGATGCATTCCAAGCGGTCGGAGACTTTATCAAAGGCGTTTTCAACGGAGTGATCGGAACGATTGAATGGCTGATTAACAGTGTAATCAAGGGCATCAACTGGCTGATTGAAAAGCTGAATTCCATCAGCTTTGAAATTCCTGAAGGCGTACCGTTCGTAGGTGGGACAAAGTTTGGCATCAACATACCTACGGTATCTGAGGTCAAGCTTCCACGCCTTGCCAACGGCGCAGTGATCCCGCCCAACCAGCAGTTTGCCGCAATCCTGGGCGACCAGCGCAGCGGCGTAAACATCGAAGCGCCCTTGTCTACCATTGAAAGGGCTCTGGAGAACGTTCTCTCAAGGAACGGAGGCATAGGCGGGTCTACGGATGTGAACGTGAATTTTACCGGCTCCCTGTCTGAGCTGGCTCGGATTTTACAACCCGCTATTACAGTCGAGACAAGGCGGCAAGGTTTCAGGATGACGGAGGTGAAGGTGTGAAAAAAGCAGTATTTTCCGTAGATGGCGTGGAGTATCCCGGCGTGTGTGTGAAGTCTCCTATTCACCGGTCGTTCAACATTCTGGACGGCGAAAACGCTGGCCGGACGATGGATGGCAGGATGCAGCGGGATATCATCGGTACATATTACACCTACCGGTTAGAATTTGACGCCAGTTTGAGCGACCCGAATGAATACGACGCACTTTTTGACGTTTTGTCCGCTCCTGTTGACAGCCATATGATAACCGTACCGTTCGGCCAGTCCTCCATAACCTTTGAAGCGTATGTTGCAAACGGAGACGACGATTTGTCCCGCATATACCGCAATGAGTCCAGGAAATGGGATAATCTCGCTGTCAATTTCGTAGCGATGGATCCTGTCAGGAGGCCGTCATGAGCGTCAGGATTGTTTACGAGGATATTGCCGCCGGAGCGGACGAGGACGCGCTGGTCACGTCCCCGGACGCGGCGGCGTTCACGGACCCGGCCCTGCTGCCCTTCGGCGGCGGCGGCGCGGCCATCGCCACCCTGGAGCCTTGCAGCTGGCTCCTGGACGGCTCCCGGGAGATACTGGATGGCCAGCCGC